GACCTGTGCGGTCAATTCCATATTGTCGGCTGCGAGTTTGCTGGCGTGTTCGCGAGCCTCGGTCACAGCGGCTGAACCGTCAGCGACTAAAGTGAGAGCGGCTGCGAGTTGATTCTCGATAGTGTCCATAGTTTCTACAGTTGTTGAATCGTCAAGGGATGCGTCTTTGTCTAGGCGTTCGACGATGCGCTCGGCCCACTTTGCGGCATCCATAATGTCGCCCGAAGTTGACCCTCCCCAAATTAGCCAAGCGACCGCACCTTTGCCAGGGAAGTCTTCACTGTCGGGGTCGTTAGCGGGGGCGTCCATGTCCACACGATGCCTAGCGAACCACGGGCCCATGCGGCGCACCTTGTCTTCGGAAACGTTACCGTCTGCCATGTCTCGGGCTTCGCGGATCGTCTTATCGGTCATGCCCTCGCCACCTTTGCCGTCGGCATTGTACTCAAGCCCACGACTCGCGTTGTCGCGAATAAACTGCGGGACTTCGATTGCCATCCTTACTTGTTCAACTCAGCGATGAGGGAGCGAAGGTTCGTGGCGATGCCGGTCACGAGACCTTTAGCGGCGGCTTGGCGACCCGAGAAGACTTGGCCTTCCATGTCCTCATCCTTAACCATCGCACGCTTAGCGCGGACAGCGTTCTTAAACTCTGCGTGAATCTCCTCAACTTGGGCTTGGAGGTCGGCACGTTGTGCGTCCGAAAGGCTCGTGCCAGCAATGCCAGCACCCTTAAGCGTGCCCGATTTGATTACGTCCATCTTAACGCCAGCGGCCTCAAATGCTTTGGAGTAATCGGGGATGGCCATATAAACGCCAATGCTTCCGACCGTAGCCGAAGGGGTAGCGATGAAACGGTCAGCAGCCGAGCCAATCCAATAGGCGGCACTTGCGGCTTCAGTCTCCGTGTAAGCGATAGTCTTCTTGCTCGAGTTTGAAAGCAGGCTAGCAGCCTCCTCGACACCGGTGACTGTTCCACCAGGGGATGAAATCTCAATGACGATATACTCAATCTCTTCGTCGTCTTCCATCTCCTCGAGCGTCGATGCGAACTCGTCAACGTCAACCGCACCGGTCAGCGACTCGAGGCGGGATAGTCCCTTGCCGATCACGCCCTTCAAAGGGATGACACCGACACGGCCTGCCTTGTATGCTTCGGGCTTGTTGCCGAAGATGAGGGATAGGGTCTCCTCGATTACGCCAGCGTTAGCCGCAAGCGCCGCATGGTCGGCGGCTCGGATAGGGTCAATCAAGAGGGGCTCGCGTTTAAGAGCGTTAGTTAAGAACTTCATAAATTAAGGGTTGTTGGTTGTGGGTTCGGTCGAGGGAGCAGCGGCAACAGCACCGGGCTGAGCGTTGGTCATCCGATAAAGTAGCTCGAACGGCAAACCGTTGCGTTCAGCAAGGTCTTTAATAAAAGTCATATCTTGAGCGCGCTTCTCCATCTCTTCGCGGAAGTCTAAGCCACGTTGCGAGTAGAGTTCGGACATTGAGAGCAAGCCCATCTCGACGTCGGCTCGGTCGTTGGCAGCCTCACGGCCAGCGTCAACCGTGACACGCTTAGGAGTAGTCCAGGATACTTTCTGCCAGCCGTCGATGGATGGTAGTTCGCCGCGAGCGATTGCATCACCGATAATAAAGCCCCACGTTGGAAGGCATATTGAATCGATAAGAATCTGTTGATGACGACCAGCGATGCGATCCATCTTGGCAACCGTAAGGCGCACCGATGCCCCGCCAATCTTGGAAGGGTCGATGAAGTCTAGAGGCATAACGCCCATTGAGGCGTCGTCTTTGGTCATCCGAATAAACGGGTCAAAGTTACTGTTGGGACGGTTGCTAGCCTTAAGGTCGATGTCCTCACCGGGCTCAAGAGCAACAAACTTGCCGCCGAGCCCCTGCCCCATAGCAAGAGTTGCATTTGGGTTGCTTGCTAGTTCCGAGGCTAGGTCGGGGCCGAACTCACCGCCGTTGCGTTTAAGCACGCGTACGATATCGGCATGGTCTTTGACTGCAGTTCGCTCCAACGCCATCATCTCCATACCGTCCTGTAAACTGTTCCAACTGTGAGCTAGGAGGGGAAGGCCGCGAGCGCCCGAGATAAACTCCGGGTCGTGAACCATCATCATCGCTTGAGCAAAAATTAAACGCGAAGAACCGTCGGAACGATAAATGTTATATCCGACAATCTCTCCGTAAGCACCGAATTGGATGCCGTCATGCATCCTGTCTGGCACCTGTGCTCCAATCGGATTACCGACTCGATGCGATTCTATACCTTGTAATTTTGCAGAGCCGTTTCCATCGCGAACCTTGGCTAGGAAAAAATCACCATCTAACACCCAGCGACGCTCGGCAATTCTTAGAATGTCGTTGAACGAGTAGCGACCGGTAATGTCAATTTTGCGAGACTTCTCAGCAAAGTATGCCTCTGCCGTTGCATTCCAAGCCGCGTCTGCCGTGTGGGCCTGTGGACGTATGCCGTCGCCGACCGTGTAAAGTACCAGGTCATTGACCATCTGCCGAACCAGCCCCGAGTTGCGCTCGCCGTGGCGCATCTTCTTAACTAAGTCGGAGCGGCGTGAAGGCGTTAGATCCCGACGCTGGTCTTGTGCCGGCGCAAGGAATAGGTACGAACGGCGACCGTTAGTGTCGTTACTGTTGTACGCTCCAAAGTTGGACGCGGAGGCTTTGGGCTGACTACCCTTGCCTTTAGGCTTAGGTAGAGGAACCTTGATGCTAGGCTTGCGAGCGGGCATAAATTAAAATCCGTCAAAGTTCTCCCAGTTCGGACGAAGGACGGTAGTGCGCTTGCCGTAGGTTTGCGGATCAAGGTTTTGTAAAGCCATCTTGCACTCGGCTAAGACTTCTTTGACAGGCATTACTATTTGCTTGGATAAAGACGTGCCGGTGTCGGAGTAACTGACTATCGTTTTGCCCTCTTTAAGCATGGCAACGGCCTTGTCGCGGATTGCCAAAATGTCGGACTCGGAAAGTCCTATGAAGATGCCGGATGCAGCCATGGTGGTCTATAGTTGCCCCACCGTCAAAGATTGGGAGGCAAGCCCCACGGCCTGTAAAGTTATTGGGTAGGCTCGGTTTCATTTTTTAATGGCTCATCTTCAGCCGCCTTGTCCCGACCTACCACGCCCCACCTAAGCGCCACCAAAGCCGCTAAGCATTCGCAGTCTAGAGCGTGATTATCCTTCTTGCCCTGCGGTAAAATCCACATCGGCTTGCCGGTTCGCCTATCCTTGACCCGAACCTCGACATCCATTTGGTCGATATATTCTTGGGAAGTGTCGATTGGGAAGGTATGTAATCGACGTGTTCTTAAGCCGTGGAGAATGTCCTTGATCGCTAAGTTGGAGAACGAGATGAGCCGTACACGCTGAGATACACCAGGGACAATGACGGCCTGCGGCTCAGTGTAGAACCTACGGCGGTTTGCCCCGACCGCAAAGTCCTCTTGCCCCGAACCCTTGCCCACCTTCCACCCACGCTTTGCCGACTCCGCGTAAACCATCTGCGTCTGGTCGCCCGAGTCCACTAGCACCATCGAACGATGGACGCCTAGGGTCACGGTTAACGCATCGAGTTCTTGCCAAGTCTCGACCCGAGCAAAATGCCGTAGCCGGCTGACACCATCCTTAGACCATTCCCGAACGACGACCCAAAAGTGTCCCCGCTGAACGTCGATTCCCATCGTCCGAAGTGGCACGTCCTTCTTAGGGTCGGCAGCACCTTCGACAAATCGACCTTTCTGATTCAGCCACGCAAGCCCCTCCCAAGGGTCGGCTAACTTGTACTCGCTAGCCTTAACGTCGGCGACCATAGCCCCACCCTCCTCGCTCCAAGGCATCGCCAATCTCTTCTGCTTAAAGATGCGCCGCGGTGATTCGTCTCCGTACAGGTCGCTCGCCTCCCGAGCCTCGAGCATCATGACCCCCAACTCCCCCCAGCTCATCGAACAAAGAGCGTTCCAATGTAGCCCGACAAAGCCCGATCGGGTTGCCGGTGCGGTAGCAACAAACTCGCCTCGAGCGTTGCAGGCATTCCGCGTACCGGAGGTGTCGGGCAACTTTTCGGAGCAGCCCGAGCATTCGTAGGTCGTGCCATTGGCAACCTTAACCTTGTCCCATGTTCCGTTGGCCTTTGCCTCCTCGGGGAAGCGAACTTGCTCCCATAACCACGGTTGAAGTTTGTCGCACTTCGGGCATCGGAAGTTCCAATCACGCTGGTCGGTCGAGCGGTGGAGAACGTCA